GTGTACTGAGGCGCTATTACTGGCCACACCGATTAAATAACGGCACGGCCAGGGTTGCGCGTCAAGATGACAGCGTTTTGTGAGTCACGCCAATCTGCATTGCCATCAGTAGGTCCAAACTGAAGGGAGGACGCCTGAAATGGGTTGGCAATTGCAGTCTTTTCGGAGGAGTAAGGAGTACTCCAACGGATTGGCGGATACTCGCCAGGAAGGGCGAGGGGGAGCGCATAACTCTGCTCCCCTAGAGATGATGTGAGCGCTCGTCCCTGACCGGACATATTGCGCTTCTTGCGTTTTGGCACAGCTCGAGGTGCGAACGAGGCGGGTTTCGCCATCTGCTTTCGTTGCGCACGGGCTCGGGGCTGGCGTGCCTTCTTAGTGATTGTAGTGGTCTTGATCTGCTCCATACAAGACCGACAGTTCAAATTTGGCCAGTGATTCGATACTTTGAAGCTTGCTTCTGGCCTCATAGCCGCGGAATAGGTCAACAACTTGCCTTCTCGAGGGAAAAAAGAGGCCCTCAGGAGGATTGATGCCTTCACGCAGCAAACCGTTGTACATGTCTCGGAGCACGTCGAACACCTCCATGCCATTCTCTAACTTCCCTGAATAAAGTGAGAGAGGCGCCAGACCAACGATACGTTCTGGCAGGTATTCGGACTTTGGACTCCCATCCGATGGGCGGAGGAGGGTGCAAAGAATTTTTTCGGGGTCAAACCAAAACTCCCCTTTCCTTTCAGTAAATTTCCAACCTAAAAATGTGTGTCCAGCTAAGGACATGGTGGCTGGAGTATTGAGTTCGTACTGGAGACCGAGTTCGGCCAACGCCTCAATAACTTTTTCACTACTTAATCGGCTAGCCAGGTGGGGGTGGTTTCCATTGAGTTTGTCATCACCTAGAGTTTTGAGCTTTTTCCGGGTGAGATACTCATTTACCGATGCACTTTCTCCACAAACACGCTTGTAAGCGTACGCGTCGGCCATCGCGTTGACTTGTATATTGTCGTTTGAGGTAATAAGACTCCCCGACGGCGTGCCACCGTTCTTTTGGAAGACTTGCCCATTGCCCAT